GATCTCTCACACTTTAACTCGCACTCTGGTACGATGGATTGTAGACCTTAACTTCGGTGTAGACGTTGCAGCGCCAAGCCTCACAAGGGAGTTTCGAATTGAGGAGTCTTCCCTCAATGCCACCGACCTGGGAGCCCTTATCGACAAGGGGTACAAACCGCGTAGGGAGTGGGTTGGGAGGCATTTTCGTATTGAGCTTGAAGACGAAGCACCTGAGTTCACGACGAAAGAGGAAGAGGGGAATACCACGTTCAACCCAGACGAAGACGAGGATCTCTACGGGTCTATTTTTGGTGCTGACGGAGAGTACCCTGAAGAAATTTCAGAGGGTGACAACGAGCCAAAGCCGGAGGAAGAACCATCCGGTGAGCAAACCACGTACAACCCTGAAGAGGACGGAAACCTTTACGACTCAGTGTTCGGGAATGACTTAGAACCCGCTGAAGAAGGCGAAAAGAAGGGTAAAAAACGTGTATGAGTACAACGAGTAGCAAAGTGTTTTCAAAACGTGTTCATGTTTTTACGGCGGGACCCCAGGTTTCTGCCCAGGGCGTAGAAAGGGACTTCACACCCCAAGACCTTCAGCAAGTTGTTGATTCCTACGACCCCCAAACACATGAGGCACCCCTTGTTATTGGTCATACTGGGGACAACGACAGTGTTCCTTCTTTCGGGTGGGTCAAAAAGTTGGTCAGGAGCGGAGAGAAGCTATACGCAGACGTCGACTTCACTGACACTGCTAAAGATTTGGTGAAAAAAGGGCATTACCGCAAAGTCTCCATATCCTTCTACTCTCCAAACTCTCCAATTAACCCCCATGAGGGACAGTGGAGCGTCCGGCACTTGGCACTTTTGGGGGCGTCGCCCCCTGCGGTTAAGGGCTTGGAGCCTTTCTCGTTCTCTGAGGAAGGTGACGGAGTGTTCAACTTCGCTTCAACCCTCTCTCCCGAAGAAATCTTTGACGATGAGCTCGGCCCCACACTTCTTGTTGAGCGAGGCCCGTTGGAAATCCTAAAGGAAAAGCTTGAGGAAATTCGTGGAGACATGAGTTCTTCTCTTCAAGAGCTACAAGAAAACCAAGACGATCAGACTGAAACAGACGTCGATTCGACACAAACTACAAATTCGGCGGATGAAAGTACCGCCCCCGAAAACCCTAACCAGCAATTTTCCGAAATGAAAAAGAAAATGGGGCGTGAAGGAGCTGAAGTCTCCGAATCCGCTCAAAGTCTAGCAAACATGGAAGACAAATTTCCAGAAGAGAAGTTCGACGAAGGAGTCTCTCGCAAAGTTGCGAAGGGTGCTCACGGCCACCATGTACAAGTTGTGGAAGAGGTTTTTGAAGAAGGCGACGAAGAACTCTCGGACGAACACCGCGAGATTCCCGCTGCTTTCAAGAAAAATATCGCTAAGATGAAGGCTAAGCACAAAGCCCACGATGAGGACGGGGAAGATGATGAAGACGAACTTTCCGACGAACACCCAGAAGTTCCTGCGGCTTTCAAGAAAAATATCGCTAAGATGAAGGCCAAGACAGCGAAGGTGGAAGAATCCGACGAGGAAGATTCTGAGGGCGACTACGCTGAGGTAGGGTTTAAGAAAACTGCGAACAGACAGGCATCATTTGGAAAACGTGCTGAGAAGGATTCAGGGGATCCAGCTGGTCGTTCTAAAACAGCACGGTCATCCGACGATAGCTACGGGGACCGTCAGTCGGTTGGACAAGGGGATGAGGAAGACCGCGAAGGTTTGACTTCAGACGTGACGCAAGACACGGACCGTTTAAACACTGCTAAGGACGGTGACCAGGAGCAAGACCGAGAAGAGCTGGCGAAAGCACTCGACGGTGAAGGGGACGAAGATTCCCGTTGGGCCGACCAACCTGAGGGTCGCCGCCGTTCAATGGAAGACGACCAGTACAACGACGGTGAGTACGGCCTCCCCGGAAGAAACAAGCCGGGAACCTCCGATGGAAACGACCCCCACGGTCGAGACGGCGGGCCAACAACCGTCTCTGAGGACTCTGAGGAAGAGCCCGACACCGAAGATATTGCTGTGCCGCTTCAGAGCACCAAAGGCAACAAAGTTTCTCGCGTTCTCCACCAAACCTCTGGACAAAAGAGGGCGTCGGTCAAAGGTAAGGAAATTGCGGATCACAGCGAAGAGTCCGACGGTGTTACACGAACTGCGAAAAAGGCAGGTGTTTCTGCGGGGAACGATCCCCACGGTCGCGAAGACGGACCCACAAACTTCCCAGACCGGTCCGAGGAAGAGCCGGACGACCTCGACATTGCTGTCGACCTAGAAAGTGTCGTTGGTAGTCGCAAAGTTCGTGTGCTGCGTCAGCGATCGGGTGAAAAGCCTTCGATCGACCACGCTGAAGAAGACGATCTTGACATGGAAGAGTGTGGGACTTCCAGGAAAGTTTCTCGCAAGTTCGCAGAACGCGATCCAATGACTCGAACCGGAAAGGGCTCGACTTACGGGCAAAAGCGTCCCGCTATGGAAGAGGATCCGGACGAGGATGGCGACCGTGACGACAACGAATTCGCTGAAACTGACGACTTCTGCGGAATGGGGTCAATGGGACAGGCTAAGCCCATGGGATATCCGGTTCAAATGTTCGAGGAGTTCCAACGCGAGCTGGAAAATCTTAAGAATGAAAATTCTCGCCTGAAGAGAGAGTACCAGGAGCATCAGACCAAAACACGTAAGCAACGCATCGCCGACTTTGTTGACAGCCTCTACACCGAAGGAAAGATGACCGACGGAGTAATTCCTCAGAGAGAGCTTCAAAACTACTGCGAAGGTCTTGAGTTCGGTACACTTGACTTCGCAGAAGGAGAAACTCCAACGACCAAGTTGTTTGCGCTGCTTGAGCGTTTGCCCAACATGGTTCACTTCGGTGAAGTTGTCGCAGAGGGACGTTTCAGTGACCCTGAAGATGACGAAGATCTAGACCCCCATTCTCGTGCAATGAAGATGGTTCAGGCTGGAGAGTGCGATTACGTTGAGGCAATCAAGCGTTCCATTCCTTGGGGAGGTCGGGGCTGATAGCTCCGATACTGCTGCCCGGAGATTAAGCTATGGACCTTCTAACTTTGGTCGGGCAGGTAACGAAAAAGCGAGCGGACTACTTCTCTCAAGCAGAGGTCTTAGCTCGCAAAGCGAAAACACAAGAGAAGCTGGAAAGTCTCATGACAAACCAGTCGAAAGTTCTTGTGAAGGCTTTGCGAGACAAGGATATTCGCTGGGATGAGTATTCTCGAACTTTGATTGATAAAACGCTGTCGGCAGCCCTCGCTGCCGTTTACCTGGGGGCAGGGAAAGCCGCACCGAAAGCAAAAGTCGAACGGGCCTGGGGCACTGTGACCGGGCAAATGCTCCCACCTTTGTTGGAATTCTTGAGCCAAACTGAACTAGCCTTAAACGACGGGACTCTAATGCTCGGCGACGACCGCATAAATTTCTCGGAAATTGATCTTAAAGACATTTACGAAGGAGACGAAGAGGTGTTCCCACCGAAGCCGAAAATGTCCTGGCTGAGCCTTGTTACCAGAGTCGTTCGCTACCTTGCAAACCCTTCCTACTCATTTTTCAACCTTGGTGACTCCTACGTCAAACAAGAGCAGGGTTACCGGGAGATGCGGCGAGTGCCAGTGTTGGACAGGAGAACTTGCCCCGACTGCATAAAGTTTGGGGAGATGGGGTGGCAGCCCTTTGGAACCCTGCCGATGCCGGGGCAAGAGTGCCGGTGCTACGATCGCTGCCGCTGCCGAATCGACTACCGTTGACTTTTAAACGAACTCACCATGGTTCAAACTAAGGTGAAGCAGGGTAAAACCTGATTAACTAAGCTAGGTGAAAAACAAGTCCTAGAGAAACCAACAAAACCAATAACCCCTTGAAAATATCAAAATGGCCTTTAACATTGCACCAGTTTACGGTAAGCAATTCATTCGTTACGCGGAGACTTTCACAGCTGCTACTGACAACCAAGGTGGAACGGCTGGAGTCGTTGAAATTCCTGAGTTCGCAGTTGTTGCTTACGCAACCTACGCCGGAGCTAACAAAGTTTGCGCCCCTGGAAACCTGACCGCTTTTGATGGGAAGATTGTAGGCGTGAATCAGTCCTACATTCCCACAGCCCTTTCCCAACCTCGCACCGCTCGTCAAGCTTCTGTGGCCACCAGTGGCTCCTTGCTTGTTGAAGTGAGTGCCAGCGCCGTGGCCCCCTTCGTACTCAACGCCCAGCTTTCAGTTGGTGCTGACGGCAAGGCGCTACCCACTGCGAATACCGGGACCAACGTCACTCTTGACGGTACTATCCCGCTCATTCGTGAAATCGTGCGAATCGGCGGTCGCACTGTCTTGCTGGTTTCATTCGCCTGAGAAAAGCTGACGCATTTCGGTGCGTTTTCACTAAGAGCCTTCAACTTTCGAGTTGGGGGCTTTTTCGTGAAAAAGAAGGGTATAACTACAGTGACCCCAAAGTTTTCGGACTCGCGGGTCAGATTGCTTCGGCAATCTTTGAAGTCAACTTTACACACAAGGAAACATCTATTATGATGAATCATAAAGGTTCCACTCAGAGGTGACTCTGATTGAAAATCGGGTGAATTGCTGGGATACCTTAGTTTTGCTTTTGCAAAATAGGCAATCAGCAGCCAAGTTTACTTAGGGTCTCTACTAACTATAGTAGTGTTAAGTAAAAAGGTTCAACGACTAGAAAGTGATCAACCCTGAAATAATCTTTCCACGAGCGCCCGACTCTCGTAACAACCACTTCTTAAGAAGATACCTAAGAATGTGCTTTAGCATAAGATCCTTATCTCGCGTAAAATGCAAGAGGGATGGTTTAGAAAAGCACAGAATTCTACCTAAATGTATGGGTGGAACTTACAACCCCGAAAACGTAGTTTTAACTACAAGAAGAGAACATACAGTTCTTCATTTAGTACTTCATAAAGCTTTCCCCACTAATATAAAACTCGCTGAATGCGCCTCCTTAATGAACGGATCCAAAGGGTCCAAGTTCTACAAGACTCTGGAGTATTGTCAGAAAAACGAGGAAAAGTCAAAACGGATAGCTGAGTCTAACAGAAGGAGAAAAGTTTCTTGGGGTCATAAAATTTCCAGCTCCCTAAAAGGTCGAACCAAAGACAAGGAGCACAGGGATAAGATAAGTAGCACTATGAAAGAAGTGTGGAAAAATAATCCCACAATGATTGACAAGTGCTCCCGTAAAAACTCTATCCATAGCGATGAGTCAAAGCGAAAAATTTCCTGTGCGATATCAAAACAAAGATGGTACTGGAAAATCGAAGGTGCAGAAGTGATTAGAACTCGGTCAGAAAAACACCCCGGCGAGGGGTGGCAGCTGGGCCGTAATCCGAGATGATGATATAGTCTGAACTTTACAGAAATGTAGAGAAGTAAAGGATAAAGAGCCTTTACGATAACAAGTTGCTACAACAAACTTATGCAGGTGTGGATTAATTAGGGTCCCAACTTCCAAACAAAGTTGAAAATCGGGTGAATTGCTGGAACACCTTAGTTTTGCTTTTGCAAAATAGGCAATCAGCAGCCAAGGCCCCTAGGGATAGGGGCAAGGTTCAACGACTAGATTAAGTAGCCTAGAACAGGCGAACAATCCACGAGCGCCCGACTCTTTGCTCAAGCAAAGATGATGATATAGTCTGACCTGTATGGAAACATACAGAAGCAAAAGATAAAGAGCTTTTGCGATAACACTGGCCAATCCTCACAACACTCGCACAAGGCTTCATGCTCCCTTTGGTGTAGGGGAAAAGAAATTGGGTGAACTGCGGGAAAGCCTACTTTTGCTTAGCAAAAGGGTCAATCCGCAGCCAAGCTTCCGGTACACCGGAAGAAGGTTCAGAGACTACCTGGGGGATTTAGTTCCCTTAATAACAGGCTAGAGCGCCCAACGTTTTGTAAAGAAACGATAAGATAGTCCGACACTCTGTGTAAGCAGAGAAAACATACTGTCCACCAACATTGCGAATCGATAGGGTTCCACTCAGAGGTGACTCTGATTGAAAATCGGGTGAATTGCTGGGATACCTTAGTTTTGCTTTTGCAAAATAGGCAATCAGCAGCCAAGTTTACTTAGGGTCTCTACTAAC